TGACCCGCTTCGCTGCGTCGGTCGACCTCGAAGGCCGCACGGTCGGTGTGGTCGAGCCGATGATCCCGTTGCAGAACCGAATAAATCAGACGATCTTCGACCTCCTGGTCGCACAGACCTACACCTCACACGAGGTGCGGTACGCGACCGGCATGGCCCCGCCCATGCAGATGGAGCTCATCGACGAGAACGGCAACGTCACCACCGACGCCGCCCTCGCGGTCGACAGCCGACCCAAGCTGGACGGCGCCGGCAACCCGGTCCCGGCCACGATCAACCACAACGCCCGGCGCTTCCTCTTCGCGGAGGACCCGGACGTGAAGTTCGGCAGCCTGCCTGCCGGTCCGATCGCACCGCTGATCGAGTCGGTCGACATGAGCATCCGGCACTGGGCCGCGATCAGCCAGACCCCGCCGCACCACATGCTGGGTCAGATCGCCAACCTGTCCGCCGAGGCCCTGCTCGCCGCAGAGACCGCGCTCGCGCGGAAGATCGCCGAGTTCCAGTCCCTCTTCGGAGAGTCCTGGGAGCGGGTCTTCCGCATCGCCGCGGAGATGGACGGCGACACCGCCGCGCAGGACGACTTCGCTGGCGAGGTCCAGTGGCGTGACATGGAGTCCCGCTCGCTGGCCCAGGCCGCTGACGCTCTCGGCAAGCTGGCCGACCAGCTCGGCATCCCCAAGCGCGGGCTGTGGAAGCGAGTGCCCGGTGTGACCCAGACCGAGTACGAGGACTGGGAGCAGATGGCCGAGGAGGACGACTCCGTTGGCCAGCTCGCTACGGCGCTGACGCGGGCGACCCCCGACACGGCGCCGGCCAGCTCGGTGCCCGCCTCACCTGACGGTGGGGTGGTCGCCGCGTGACCAGTCCAGCCCGAGCGGCTGAGGCTGATCGCGCTGCCATCGCGTTCCAGACGGCGCTCACCGAGATCGGTGCAGGCACCGTCGCGGACGCCCTGGCCCTGTGGAAGGACGTCCCGGTCACGAGCCGGGCGTCCACCGCCACGTCGTGGCTGCGCCGCGCCATCACGCTGGTGATGGGCCGGCGCCGACAGAGCCGAGACCTGGCCCGCGCCTACTACCGCCTGGCCCGCGCACTGCGGACCGGGACGACCGTGGCTGATCCGTACCACCCCGAGCCGACGTACATCACTCTCGACGTACTGCGGCGCGAGTTCGCCGAGCTGACCGGAAGCGCTGACAGCCCCCAGGAGGGGCGCGCAAGCGACACACCGGCCAGCACCTCGGACTCCTCCTCGTCGGCCGCGACCGGCCAAGCTGGGGAAGCTGACGAGGGGGCCCAGGCCAACCCCGACAAGGCCCGCGAAGACGAGCTCGACCGCATCCTGGTCGAGGAGATCGCGAGCCTGCGGGAAGCCGAGGAACGGATCGAGCGCGAGGCCGAGCAGGAGCTCCGCCTGGTCCTCGAAGCGCTGGGGTCCAGCAACCTCCAGAAGAAGGTCGACGCGATCGACGGCGCCAGGAGCGCTGACGACGTCGACCAGCTCCGCGGGGAAGCTCACGACCAGGCCGGCGCCCGACAGGCCGCAGCCGCTGAGCGCATCGCCCTGAACGGTGCCCGCTCGACGGTGTGGAACCACATGCAGCGCGACCGCCGAACCATCGGCTACATCAGACTCTCGCGTACCGGAACCCCTTGTGGGTGGTGCGCGATGCTCATCTCTCGTGGTCCGGTCTACCGGTCGCAGAACTCCGCGGAGTACGCGGACGGCGACAAGTACCACGACAACTGCCACTGCTACGCCGAGCCTGTGTTCTCGCGCGAGCAGTACAACGGCTCGTCTGCGTACGAGCTGAATCGCCGATACGAGGAGCTGTGGCCCAAGGTCACGCGCGGCCTCGGCGGCAAGGCGGCTGTGTCCGCCTGGCGCCGGTTCATCCGGCAAGAACAAAAGGCCGCAGCCCAGGAGGCTCGGCGATCCACAACGAGCGTCCAGGAGGCGTGACAGTGCCCGAGCAGGAAACCCCCAGCACCGAGACCCCGACCACGGAAGAGACCGTCGAGACGCCCCCGGAGGGCACCACCCCCGAGGGTGAGCAGACGACGGAGTCGACCGAGGAGAGCGTTCCGGCTGACGTGCTTCGCAAGAAGCTGACCGACGCCAACGCCGAGGCGGCCAACTACCGCACCAAGCTCCGTGAGACGGAGGCCAAACTCAGCTCGGCCAAGACCGTCGAGGAGTTCGAGGCGGCGACCGCCGAACTGAAGGGGCAGGTCGAGGCGCTGGAGCGGCAGATCCTGCTCAACAACGTGGCAGCCAAGTACGAGCTGCCCACTGCCCTGGCCAAGCGCCTCACGGGCACCACCGAAGCCGAGCTGGAGGCGGACGCGAAGGAGCTCCAGAAGCTCGTCGCGCCGGCCGTTCCGGAATCGCTCGGCGGCGGCCTCGACCCTGACGACGGGGCCGACTTCGATCCCGTCAAGGCAGCTCGGGCTGCGCGCAAGCGCAGTTACTGACCCATACCCCGGTGTGCAAGTGACGCACGCCGAGCCTCCCTGCATCCTCTACCGACAGGAGTACCAACCCCGTGGCATACACCCCGCACGACGTCATCAAGCCTGAGAAGATCGCCGCGACCGCGGCGGTCGCTCTCGAAGAGTCCCTGGTCGTCCCCGCTGTCTTCCAGCGCGAGGGCATCGACCAGTTCAAGGGCGCCAAGGGCGACGCCATCAACATCAAGGTCGAGGGAGTCCTGCCCTACCGTACGTACGGGTGGCGCAACGACCGCTCGACGGAGCTGAAGTTCGACACCTACGCCGAGAAGACCGTCCAGGTCACCTTCGGCGACGACGTCTACTCGGGTGTCCAGCTCACCGACGAGCAGAACGACTTCGACCTCAACGGCTGGGCCAAGCTCATGGCCAAGCAGACCGAGGCGGTCGGCAAGGGCCTGGAGTACGAGGCTGTCGACTACCTCCTCAAGGCGCCGTACTCCGTCACCCTCGGTGGCGGCGTCTCGGGTCGCAGCCTGCGCAAGACCCTGATTCGGGCGCGCGAGGTCATGAACAAGTTCCGCATCCCGAAGGAGGGGCGCACCCTCCTGGTCGGCTCCGGCTGGGAGAACGAGCTCCTGTCCGACCCGGACCTGAACCTGGCCGCCAACATCGGCGACGCCGAGGCCGTGTCCGCGCTGAAGGAGGCCACCCTCGGTCGCCGGTACGGCTTCAACATCGTCACCTCCGACGAGCTGCCGTCCGACTTCGCCGTGGCCATGGTCAGCTCCGCGTTCATCTTCGCGACGGGCGCCCCGTCCGTCCCGCAGTCCGTCCCCTTCGGTGCTGCCGCGTCCTACAACGGCGTCGCGCTCCGCTGGATTCGCGACTACGACGCGACCCGCCTGACGGACCGCTCGATCGTGAACACCTACAAGGGCTTCCGGATCGTCGAGGACTTCCTCGTCGGCCGCGACGACTCGAACCCGAGCCAGGGCTTCGTCTCGGAGCACCAGCACTTCGTCCGCGCGATCAAGCTCGACCTCGACGCGACGGCTGACGTGCTGCCCGACCCGGACGGCCCGGACGCGAAGGCCCAGGAGCTGGCCGCGATCACCGGCATCGCCGGTACCGCTGACGGCGCTGGCGTCTGATCCATCGGCTGAGTGGGGCGGGGTGTGCAAGTTGCGCATCCCGCCCCTCCCCGTGAGTGAAGGAGAACCACCTTGGCGAACTTCGCCACACTCGATGAGCTGAAGGCACGCCTCGACTGGACGCTCGACGCTGACGAGGAGCGCATCGCGACCTCAGCCCTGGAGGACGCCTCCGACCTGGCCAGCTTCCACGCCGGCCGTGACTGGCCGGACGCAACCTCCGCCCCTCGCCTCGTACGGACGCTGGTCCTGAAGGCGTGCAAGCGGTACATGGACAACCCCTCGGGCTACACGCAGTCCCGAGCGGGCGACGAGACGCTCGGCTGGAACGACAGCCAGGGCGAGGACGCGGGCACCGTCCACTTCACGGCGGAGGAGCAGAAGCTCCTCGCCGAGATCGGCGGACGCAAGCCCGGCCTGTACTCCGCGCAGGTCTCCGCCTGGAACTCGGTACGCCGGCCCGTGGCGGCCGGCCTGGTCCCGGTCGCACAGCCGACCCCGGACTCCAAGCCGTTCCCCCTCTTCTCGGATGAGGTGGAGCCCTGGTGAGCTCGATGCAGCGCAGGCGCGGCGTCCAGGCCACGATCTGGAAGAGCCGGTACCACGTCGACAACCGCGGCAACGAGATCCTCGTCGCCGACGCGGACGGCCCCCACCACGTCCGGTGCGCGCTGATCCCGCAGCGCTCGGCCCGAGCTGAGGTTCCCGGTCAACAGCAGATCAACATCACCCGCATGATCGTGGACGCCAACCTCCAAGGGGTTGAGCTCTGGTCGCGGGTCGAGATGCTGGGCAAGGTCTGGGACATCGTGACCCCGCCCGCCTACCACCACGGCGAGCGCAGGACCCGGCACTGGTCGATCGATGT